TTTGCGCTCATGGTCGATGACCCAATCGTCATAGCGTCTTTGCCAACGTTGCCAAGCGCGGAACTGGCGATCAGGATCACCGGAGGTGCAATCGAGCAGCACACAATCTCCGGGCTCGATAACCCAGCGAAGTTCACGCAGAACCTCAAAAGCTTTTGCAATTGCTTTCAATCCGGACTTACCGATAAAGCGTTTCTCTAAAGAGCGGCGCCTCTTATTCTTTCGTTTTCTATACCAATCATTTACCTGGCGGCGCGAACTGCCGATCACGAAGCCTACATTCCAGACGTAAAAACCTTTTCGGAACTCGCCCCAAGGTTCCAGAAAGACCTTGCAAAGCTGGCCGTCGACAAAAAATGTAGTGCTTGTAAACTTGCGGCGTACTCGAAATGTCATTGTGGAAGAACTTCTACAACTTATCCAAAGAGATCCAGAACTCTGGGAGCTCATGGAGCGTCTGAAGCACCAGGATGAAGAACCTTCTGACTTCATCTTAAATGTAGCTCAGATGTTAGCTATTGAATTTGAAGATCTACATCGCACCGATCTCAACGACAAGTTAGATGCACTGTTCGGTGGCCTGCCACCTAAAGCATTCGAAATGGTGCCCCTGCTGCTGCATATTGCTCTTGATATTTTCATGATGAGAGCAATCCCGGATCAGTCTCAAGGAAGGTGACCCATGCTTTCTGGATTTGTATTCTGCGATGCTGCCTGTGAAAAAGTTCTTTGTTACACAAAGGATCGAAGTTCGGTCGAGCTGATTAATATAAGAAAAACTAATCATTTAAACAAGGCTATCTGCCTAAGCGATCTGACGCAGATGAAGAATATACAAGAAAGGTTTAAAAGGGCTGAACTAATTAGTGACCTCTCTATCGTGAACGTTGGCAGCCTTTACAAGCGTTTCTTCTGAAGCATGATTCGATACGTCTGTGACCTGGAGACCAACGGTTTACTCGATGTTCTCAACCGTGTTCACTCTCTTGTTTTACGGAACGTCGACACAGGCGAAGTAATCAGCTGTTCTGACCAAGGTGAGTACACTCCGATACGAGAAGGGTTGGATTTACTTGCTGAGGCAGATGTGGTCATCGGCCACAACTTCATAAATTTCGACGCACGTGCAATCGCGAAGGTGTACCCAGACTTCCGTGCAAAGGAAGGTGCTGTTATTCACGACACTCTGATCATTAGCCGCGTACTTACACCAGAAATTGAACAGCTGGATGAGCAGAAGTACGAGCACATCGATAGGAAATATAAAGGAAAGCACTCCCTCGGGGCCTGGGGTGAACGTCTCGGTATCCAGAAGATCAAGTTCACAGAGAACGAGAAGCAAAGTAAGGGTGCAGATATCGACGTCTGGGACCAATGGTCCGAAGAGATGCAGTCTTACTGCGAACAAGACACACTCGTCACTTTAGTTCTGTATCAATACTTCCAAACTCAGCAACTCGATCAGAGGTGTTTCGATCTTGAGCACGAGTTCGCGCATATCGCTACCATGATCGAGGCCCATGGATTTCCATTCAATGAAAGAGCTGCCTTCGGCTTGGTCAACACCCTCAAAACTAAAAGGACTGAAATCTACGAGAAGCTCCAAGAAGTTTTTCCAACAATTGTTCAGGAAAGAATCTCCCCTAAAACAGGAAAACGTCTTAAGGACAAAGTCATTCTATTTAACCCCGGTTCGCGTCAACAGACCGCACAACGTTTACAAGAGCGTTACCCTGAAATTAGTTTCGACAGAACAGAGAAAGGGAACGACAAGGTGGATGATGAGGTTCTTGAAAAACTTGGTGAAAAATATCCAGAAGCTAAACTCCTGGCTGAATACCAAATGCTCAACAAGCGCCTTGGGCAAATTGCTGAAGGCAAAGAAGCCTGGTTAAAACATAGTCAAGTATTTGAAGACGGTCGTATCCACGGTACGATTATTACTAATGCATGTATTAGCGGACGCTGCTCACATCGACGTCCCAATACTGCGCAAATACCGAGTGTAGGTCATCCTTATGGAGCGGAATGTAGATCTTTATTCTTTGCTCCTGTGGGGTGGCTTCTTTGTGGTTGTGACGCCTCCGGTTTGGAGCTTCGTGCACTGGGTGCTATGTTGGCACACTTTGATGGTGGGGAGTACGCCAGGTTGGTAAGTACTGACGACTTCGATATCCATACTTACAATGCACAATTGTTTGGAATTTTTGATGGGGTCGGGGAAATACCTAAAAGTGTCAGAGATTTGTCGAAGAGATTAATTTACGCACTACTTTATGGCGCCGGATCAAAGAAGGTTGGCAGTGTTATTGACCCGTCATTAGGTGAATATAAGCAGTCAATGCTGGGCAAAGAAACGATTAATACTTTCTACAAAAACCTGCCAGCCATTAAAGAATTAAAAGACAAGATCGATGAACGGGTCACGCAAAGAGGTTATTTGACTGGTATTGACGGACGACGGTTGCAAATCAGATCTCGGCATTCCGCATTGAATCAACTACTGCAATCGACAGGAGCTATATCTGTCAAAAAAGCAACGACTATTTTATACAACGACTTGAAATTTGTTGGCATGGAATGGGGTGTACATTTCGCTTTCGTTGCACACGTTCACGATGAAATCCAGGCCATGGTGCGTCCTAAATGTATCGATATCTACCAAGAATTAGCTGTCGATTGTTTCAGAAAATCGGGGGAGTACTTCGATTTGAAGTGTCCCCTAACTGGTGAAACTAGGATCGGCAGTAACTGGATGGAGACCCATTAACGAGCAAGGCCGCCGTTTGCTTGGAACGGGTTTTCAGCAAAGGCAGCCCAGATGAACGTGGATCCGTTTTGATTGCGTGCGTTACTGCCACCTGCTCTTACTTTGAAACCGTTTGACAAAAAGTCAAAAGCATCATTAGTGCTGCGACTTGATTGAGAATCACTTGTATTAGGGTTAAGTGTTCTGCTCATATAGTTAATTTCGTCTCTTTTTGAATCAATAATTCCCCAGTTAAACGATCCATCAGCGTTTTTCCACATCAGGAACGCAGGCCGGAACCCTGTATGAACAAACGGACCATCAGATGACCCGTTGCCTTCATACGAACCAATCGCGCTATAGCCTGCGACAGGTGCAAAGCAGTAGGCAATTATGTTATCCCCGCTCTTATTATGATCTAAATTTGAGCCTACATAAAATACAGAAGATGTAGGAACATTAACGCCCGTTTGATCAGCCTTAGTGGTTGTAGCGTCAAGAAATAAACGATCTAGTGAACCATCAATAGCAGTCGTAAATACGCGCCAGCTATATGTACTATTGTCGCGGTTTTTAGTGATAATTAATTCTGGTGCTGCATTCAAACCATGCCCCACGCTGTCATTTGAAGTGCCAGATCCGGTGTAAGAAACTATAGAAAAGCCACTTGTGGCTGACGCTCTGACACTAGAAGTGATGCTGCCGTCAGAGTTGCTGACCGTTGATGATCCGGCGTCCCAACACCACGCTGCATAAGTGCTGCCAGAGCCATTAGTTGAGCCGGTTGGAGAAACATTTGTCCCTAAGCTGAAACCATTGCTGTTAAAAGAAGTTATCCCAGTAGTGCTAGTTTGCTCCGCATTTGTGAGAGAAGAGAACAATTGCTTGTTTGTGCCCCTGACAGAATCAGTCCAAACATGTTGACCAGCGCCGTTTCGGCGTTTAATCCAAACAAGATCAGGTGCCGACCCAAAACCTAATCCGCTGATTGACTGATTTGCACCTGTGCCAGTGTATAAAAGAGTATCAAAGTAATCCGAACCATCGGCAATCGTCGGGGTCGGGAGGTTCGTTGTGCAAAGTGCCTTGAAACCACTTGGGGCGCTATATGCAAAGGCACGAGCGCCTGTATTTAAAGAGCAATTCACACCATTAGCATTGCTACCTGCGTTTGGCCCCCAGCTTTGTCCAGATAGATCTGTCCATATAGCACCAGTTTTTGAAGAACCTGAGGTTGGATTCCCAGAGTTCATGTATGTGCCATTTTTGCTGAAATAAACAGCGTTGTTGTCCATATCCAAAGCAACGCCAATTACATCTCCTACAGCGCAGCTTAAAGCGGTGCCAGATCCTGCATTAGACCCGTCAGTAAGCCAGACAGGGCTACCATTATTGTCACGCCATACACGCCTAAATCCAGTGCTGCTAGCAGAGCTGCCGCCGTAAGCAATCCCAAATTGATTGTCTCCATTGCCATTTTTTGTAAACTCAAAATAATACTTTCCTGAGTCAACCATAATTGTTGACTGGATAAAATTAGACGATCCATCAAGATCTAAGTTGCCATTGCTGAGTCCACTGCCGGTAGCGTTAAGGGGATTGAACGTCGCGTAGTTCCCGCTGACTTCTCCGCCCGCACCAGTATCCGTTTGATCGCCGTTTGTCGGCACGTCAAACAGAACGTCAAGACCTCCTGGGTCGCCGCTGCCTGAACCAAACGCTGCCCAAATGTAGGTTTTGCCGTTTGAATTCCAACGCGGGTTTGTGTTTTTTACTGTAAACCCGTCGTCGTCTATATCCATGTCATAAGCAGTGCTGGGATGAGTAAATTCCTGAGCACTAGAGTTAGGAGCAATAAGCTTTTTGTTTGGATTCGTTGGCGAGCGCACGGTGTCAACAATCACCCAGTCCTCACCATCAAGGTCGCCTTTGATTAAAACCCAACGAGGCTTAAATCCCAGCCCTGTTACGCTCGGACCCGATGTAGACCCATTGCCGGTGTAGCTGCCAAATTTAGAAAATCCGGCGACCTCAGACCACGCATATGTGATTATTTCTTGATTGTTTCCATTTGTCGCCAAGTTACTTCCGACGTGAATAACAGAAGCAGTCGGCTCAGTCGAATTTAGCTCATTTGTGCCGTTCGTAAAAAAGTCGTTTGTGCTGTTCAAAACAGCACCTGTGGTCGCAGATCCGAAGGAAGTGTGCCACACAAACCAGTTATCTGTCGCCTCTAAATTCTTAAAAATCATGAACTTTGGAGCACTGTTAAGTCCGTGCCCAAAGGTGCCAGCAGCATTAGTTCCTGTGTGCTTAATTATCGAAAACCCATAGGTGTTATTCGCAGACACAGAGCTTGTAATTGTGCCGTCAGCGTTAGAAACTGATGCCCCACCTGCCTTCCAGCACCAGGCGATAAAAGAGTTTCCACTTTTGTTATACGCTTCTTGAGAGCCAAGACTAAACCCATTAGAGTTAAAACTTGTGAGCCCGTTCGCTTCAGTTAGTTCCGCGTTAGTGTTATTAGATACAATACTTTTTGTTGCACCGCGCACGGAGTCAACAAGCTTATGTGAATACCCACTTGCATCAAGCAGCTTAATCCACACTAAATCAGGCTGAAAGCTAAGACCAGTGATTGACTGCGTTCCACCGTTGCCGGTGTAGGTAACACAATCAAATCCTTGGTTAGGAACAACAACAGTTTCTACTAAATTGTTCGCCGTAAAGTCGTTGTTGTTGCCGCTGGAGTCGTGGCCTAGTGTTGACTCGTTTTCAAAATCCAGCAGATGGAATCCGTTCGTACCATATGTTCCCGAATAAGTTGAAGCTTGCCAGACGCCGTTATCGTCGTACGCTCCAAATGATGTGGGATCCAGCGCAGATCCATCAATCAAATAGGCATCAGCTATGTATCCATTGAAATACCCGCTTAAATCAGTGTTTTGATGGTTCCAAACAGCACCAACAGCGTGAGCAGTAGTGTTGTTAATTGGGTATTCAGTGTTTTGAGATGGTGGATCAGCACCGCCATGGTTTTGATCCGTAATGTCCATCAAGGCACCATTTAAATATATTTTTACCCTGTCAGATGCAGTCGCCTGAGTGGTATCGACCGCAAAAACGCAGTGATACCACGCGCTGAAATCACGCAGAACAGCATCTGTTTTATAGATGTCATTTGCAGCGTTTGTATAAGTAAGCTGTCCGTTAAGTACAGCAAAACCTAAAATCCAGTTATACGGAGACCCTGTGTTTGCTGAAGCAGCAGAAAACAGATAGCGACGAGTTCCACTTGTTTCAACTAGCTTGAACCAACACGCAAAGGTAAACGTTCTGCGGTTGCCAGCAGACGAAGGGGTGCGGTTTAGGTAAGCCGTATCACCTGCATTGAAACGCAGCGACTTGGTGATGTTTAAATCAGCTACAGCAGCCGCTCCACCGCCAGAACCGATAAGGGCGTTGTTATGAAAAACGCTCATGAGTAGTTAGCAGTAAAAACGCAGTGGATGGAGCTAGTGGTGCGAACGACATAATCAATCCGATCTACGGCGCTTGCAGCAGTCGTAAGTGTTGGCGCAGTTCCGCCAGCAAAGTCATACGCCGACCCAAAACTAAGCGTCCTAGAGCCCGTTCCATCCTGAACAATAAAAATTGACCCAGATTGACCCACAGTGACGTTTGATGGGTTGTCTAACGTTCTGTTTCCGCCGAGCGTGACAGTGGCGTTATTGCCGTCATCCATGTCATAAGCAATGTTGGCTCCATCGCTCAACGTAACGATGTTGGCTCGGACGCCACCAGTAACGGTTTGCCCGTTCGTCGTCTCACTCAACAGCAGGTAGCTGGCAAAGCCAAGCGCACCAGAGCCGTCAGTTTTAAGGGCCTGATTTGCGCTGCCGTCAGCCGCTGGAAGTGTCAGCGTGACGTTGCTGGCAACAGTGGCGGGTGCTTGGAGCGCGATGTAGTTGCTGCTGTCCGAATCAGCAAAACGCACATCCGACTGCGCGTTCAGCGTGATGTCTCCCGTAAACGTCGCTCCAGACAGGGCCGCCAGCCCGAGGTTGGTCGATACCGTTCCAATCGTGATATAGCCGTCGTTTGCAGCGTTGCGAATTTTGTAAGTGGCTGGAGTTGTTGAAGTGTCAACAAAATGCTCATAAGCGACCTTGGTGCCACTCGGTTCGCTCGAACCGCTGTTGTTGCTGGTGATCGCGCTAAGGATCGTGTTCAGCTCAGAACGGAAGTTCGCGCCCGACTGATTGGCTAAATTTTTGTCAGTGGACTGAGCCATTAGGTGATCTCCTTGCCGTGACCAACGGCTTGATAGTCAAAGACCTTACTGATTATTGTATCGGAGCTGTTTTTGAACGTCACGGTAAAGCCCGTCCTGCTGATGCTGCTCAGCTGGAAGTAGTCACCGCTGTCAAAGTCCTGAGCCGTAATGCCCACGCTAGGAACGCTGTAGAACGCAGACGGGAACGTGATGGTCTTGGCTGACGTCCCAGACGTGATGTTCCGTTGCTGCTCAGTGCGGCGTTGCAGGCTGACCTTGACGCCCAGCTGCTCAATCAATGGGTTCTGCGAAACGTTGCTTGATTCAGACTCAGCCTTGAACTGGAAGCCCCTGCCGCGTTTGGTGTTGTTCACAAACGGCTCCCATGTCCCATAAGTCGGTGTGCCGCTTGGATCGTCGTTGGTGCTTCGGACGTACACCTGCACATCAGTGTCGCTCAGGTCATTAGCGTCGATGTCGTTCCAAGTGTCGATCAGCGCAGTGCGCTCGTCCCAGGTGTCGTTTGGCTGGAACGCACGAATCTGAAGCACTGAAAGCAGCTCTACGTCATACTTCGCACCAAGATCAAGCGTGCTTGCAAACTGGTATTCACCGCTAGAAACGGTTTCACCAAAGAAGTCAATGTTCGTTACGTCGTCAAAATCGGTGATGTCGTCAATCTGCCCGCTTGAAACCAGAGCAACCCCATTTTCAGTGTCGCTTAAAAACGTATTTGTAAACGTTCCGGTAAAGCTTGGGTGCTCTGAGTAGGTCTGAACTAGCTCTAAGTCTTGCGGCTCAGGCAAATCCACCACAACGCTTGGGATACCATCTGCTGCGGAATAATTGCCAACAGAGTCCTTGGCACGAATCAGGTAAGTACCTTCCTTAAGCGGAACAATTTTTCTGGTGCTACTGCCGTTGACTGCGGGAACAATGTCTTGAGCGTTACCCCAAACAGCACTAGCGTCTGTGTGGGGCGTGTGCCGGATTTCAACCGTTCCACCAATCCGAACATCCAGATCAGTTGCTCTTGGCCAATACAGCTCAGCGTTATGAGCGTCAACAGGTGAGATGTTTAGGCTGGCAATGTTATTGGGCGGGGTACTCTTGCCAATAGCCTCAATTCTTGCAGTAGTTGCACTGCTGTATTTGTGCCGGTCTCCGGTACGCGCATCATCAAGGTCATATCCAACAGCACGAACCTTGACGCTATACGTGCCCACCTCAGAGTCTAAAATGTCATAACCCGTGCTTTGGGAAATAACTGTTATTGGGTTGTCGGCATCAAATCTATATTCAACCTCGTAGTAATTGGCACGAATTGATTGCTGCCAGTTAATGGCAATTCGGTGCAGCAACTTGTCGCCTTCCTCGTAAGTAATTTCCTCAAGCTGCAGGTTTGTAACGGGATCCGGTGTAGCTGCAAGTTGTGTGTACGAACGGGGTGGGAAGACGTAGCTGGCGTCTTCAATAATGTCGTACTTCTCGCGGACATGCGCTGCTGCTGTGACGTTGTAAACGCCATCTCCCTCTTCAACAGTCAATACGCGCCATTGCGTCAACACAACGTCTGAGTAGCCAATTTGGAATGGCGCTCCAGCAGCAGGTACTTTTCTGGGACTAGAAAGTGCGTTCAATGCCGTTCCAAGCGTGACGGTGTTGCCCACAATGGTTGAGTCGCCAACTTGGGTGTACTTGCCGTCAGTATCGATAGTGTGAAAGTTAAAATCTGACGGCGCAGTCTCTCCGAACATCTCAGTGTCACTTCGATCCAGCTTGATCTGCGTCAACGTTGATCCAGAAGTGACACGGCCAGCAACAACACGTCCTGTACGCACAGGGTCACTAATCTTGATGTAATCGCCAGGGCGGACAATAATGCCAGCGGCAACGTCAGTCGAGAAGCTACAAACTTCTGTTTCTCGATGACTTGTATAAAGGAACCACTTGCCTAAACGATACGCCTGTGACTTGCTAGTGCAGGCAAAAGCGTCAATCTCTTGCTTGTTGTAGCCGTACTTGTCAAGAAAATCGACGTTAGGGTCTGTTGAGTCGATAAATTGACTGTTTAGCTCGACAAGCTCTTGACGGAAGTCGCGAGCTTCCATGTCGAAATACCTGACCGCAACGCAAGTTGGGCGGCCCTTCATGCTTGACCCCGAGTAGGAAAAACCTTCTACGGTTACGTTCGCCTGGTTGAAGATATAAGTAAAGTCTTCAGGACGGTCATGCGCCAGTGAGATTCCGCCTGTTCCTGCCGTAGACGTTCCAGCTTCCCAAAACGGCATCGCTCTGAAAACAGAGCACAGTTGTTGAACCAGCTTGTAGGCGTCTTGCTGTGACGTGATTGCAACGTTGCAGCTGAATCGGGCTTCCGTTCCACCAGCGTTATCGCTGACTCTGCCTGAGCAATATGCGCTGGCCTGCTGAAAGCTGTAGACATCAAGGTTGGCTGCTACGTCCGTTGTGCCCTCAAACTGATCACCAGCTTTTGCCTCAGCCTCCTTGCGCTCCTCAGGCGTCAAAATATACGCACCAAGGCCATATCTGGTGTTAGTTAGCAGGTCATACAGAATCCATGCTGGATCGCTACACCATTCTCTGGCTGCCTTAAATGTGCCGTTAAACGTTCCAGCGTAATCAAGCGATCCGTCCCCTCTGACGCTTGCATTGTGAGGAATGCGTATTTTTAAGCCTCTAATCCGGAATGTCCGCTTGGGAATGCTTGGGAACTGTTGCGCGTCAAACCGAAAACCAAAAATTGCGCTGTTTGGGTAGCGCAGCTTGTCTGTAATTAGTTGATCAAAGCTGTACCAAATAAGCTTGTCTGTAATCGTATCATCATCACCTCGAACTTCCTGCGAAGTCCTAATAACCCGAATGTTGACTGGGTATTTTGCTGTATTGTTTACAATGTTTCCGTCAGGATTTGTTGTCTTTGTGTCAAGAGTAATAACGTGGCTACGCTGAAACAGGTCCGGGGTGTAGCCGTCAATTTGAAAATTGCCATCACCTAAATAACCATCATTGTCTACATCATCTGTACTGCCTATAAGCCCTGGAACGTCAACAAAATCGGAATCGCCGTTGTACTGAATTTGTATTTTGTAGCGCAGGCCAGTTCCTTTGACGGTGCCGGTATCTTTGACTCTTGTAAGAGCTGGAACGCCTACAACGATGTTCACCTGATCAACGTCCACATCGGTAATAGATCTAGCTACCGGAGTGCCATCACTTTCAAAAAACCTTTGATGATCGGTGCCTGCGGGTACGCTTCCCTTGGGGATCTCAGTATTGACTTGTGTAGTGCTGCTGCTGGTTGAGCCAGGAAACTCACTAAGTGGCTTCTGATCCTGCGAACCAAGCTCAACTTGAAACTTAGCCTTATCAACATCAAAGTTTAAATTCTCTTGGATGTTGGTATCTGTAATTTCGGTAGTTGCGGTTATAACAGCAGCAGAATTTAAGACAGGCGTGTTATTAAAAAACACGTCCTTTAGCGCACCAATGGCATACTGGCGCGGGTTGGTGGTGTGGCTTATGCCTGCATTCGGGAAGCCTTCAATCTCGCCTTCACCAAGAAGGTCAATGATTTGGGCTAGCTGTTTGGAATTTAGATTGTCCTTTGGCATTTTTACTCGTTCGGTACTAGATCTGCGACCAGCTTGGTGCTTAAGACCACGCTACCAACGATCATCTCGCCGTAAACAACAGGAACAGGAATGCCTTCCTGGCTGGTGTTTTGCAGTCCAGAAAACGCGAAACCGCCTTGCCCTTCGCCGCCAAGTTCAGGGGGCTTTGGCACAGGTGTAATCATCGTCGCAATACCGCCAAGCGTCAAAGCAAGGCCAAGGTTGCCTGCTGCAGCAGCAAGCGCAGAAGGAGCTGCACCTGCGCCAACGAAACCTACTCCTTTTGCTCCAAAGGCAAAGCCTGCTCCACCAGACGCAATCGCAACACCGATTAAAGCTGCGCCAGCAAGAATCGCGCCAAGTCCACGCCCGCCTGCACCAGACACAACAGGAATCACCTTCACCACATCATCCGCAGCCATCGGATAATGCAACTGCTCAGGATGGTCCGCTAGCTGTAAGTCAAACTTTCCGACAGCAACCTTGTAGTAACCATCCCGCATCAAACTGCGAAGCTCGGGAAAGTTACACAGCAAAAACTTGATCGCGTCGGCAGGTACGCGCACCAATGCTTCAAACACGCTTTGACCGCAGTGCTCTGCCAAGTGCCCGTAAACCTTGACCGTGCGGAGCATCTGCCGTCAGCCGCTATACCTCACAATTCTACCTGTGACTTTCTGCCAGTACCCGTCCCAATAATCTCTAGACGACAGCCTGCCTTGCAACTGGTGCAGCATCTTGCCTTCTCCAATGTAGACCGCAACATGATTTAGACCGCGACAACCATCTAGGCGCATAAACAGAAGATCCCCCTTTTCTGGCTCAGCAGAGCCCGCATCGACAAATCCCGTGTCTGCAAAACAGTCCTCAAACATTGGGGACTGACGAAACAGCTCTGAACTTGCAGGCCGCTTCCAGTCTCGGAGTTTGATGCCCAGTTTTTGCTTATACCAGTCACGGACAAGCGTCCAACAGTCTGAGACGCCCCACACCCACTCACGTCCAACTAGCGGGGCCTCGTAACCAGACGGCTTGATGTTGCACCAACGGTCGTCTGGCAAGCTAACGATATGCCAAGGCAATCCAAACTGTTCGCACGCCATCTTGTCCGCCTCGCTAGGAACCGCAGGTGTTTCAGGGTGGCTATGAACGATGGCAAGAATCGTTCCAGCGTCCTCAGCGTCTGCATAGTCGAGCGGGTCAAGGATAAAAAAGTCGTCCTCTGTTGAGATGTTCTTGCAAGGCCAATACCGTTGGCGGCCTTTGACGACAACCAACAAACCGCAAGCCTCACGCGGTGCATCCTCTTTTGCATGCTGGAGCGCAGCCTCTTGCCAGTCCTGCATCAAGTATTGCCACCAACACTTGGAAACGATCCAAACGGCAACGCACCAGAGCCGAATCGCAGCTTGCAATCGTCCAAGGTCTTGCCGCATTGACCAGCGACACCGGGCGGGTACGCAACACCAGGAATTATGTTTTGCACCACTCCGGGCTCATCAGACGAGCTAAAACCTGCGGACCAAGTGACGTCTGAACCATCTGTGTCTGCAAGGACAAGGTTGCCGTCATCTTGAAGCTTGAGCTGCTTTCCCGTATAACTTGCTGCGACTGTTATGTAGATTCCGCTTTCTTCTAAAGTGCCTACGTTTGGGTGATTGCTTTTAAAAGGGTTGCCGCTAGATAAAGTTTTTTTGCCGACAACCGTTTCCCCATCGGTGTAGATGCCTGTCGCGCCAACAAAAGACATTGCCGTAATAGCCCGCCAAGCACGAGTCTGACCTGAGTAATGACCAGCAGCCAAAGGATCAGCTCGTATTGTGAAAGTGACTGTAATAGTTCTTGCTCCGTACTCATTGCTGTCAACATTTAGAGTGCCCTGCACTGTGGTTGTAGCGCCTGAGCTTGCCTGTGCTTCTGTAGGGGTATTGTCGATTGACGAGTCGGCACTTACTAACTCATAGATCAAGGCCGGTGATCTGCCGACACTTGCATTGTTTGGGAAAAAGACAGGACCGCCATCTGGTTGATACAACGACGCTCCAGAAAGCCCTCCAATTCTGTTTACATCGGCAGCCCAAACAACAGAACCGCCTGCGTAATCGTTACGAGCTACAGCCCTGTTGTAGATAACAAGGTTGCCATCGTTTTGCATTCTCAGTTCATATTGCCCAAGCCCTGGAACAGTATTTGTCGCCCATTTAACAGTATCTGGCGCGGGTGCAGGCTTTGCGTAAATAACAAGATTTCCATCAGCCTGCATTTTTGCCATCCAAAAGCCATTGGATGAAATCAACGCTTCTCCGTCATTAAGACTGCTCCCAGCTGACAAGATGTTTGCGCCAGAAGTGAAAGTGTAATTAGTTGCGGTTGATGTAGTAATTGTCTGCCCGATTGGCGTAAAGTCCGCTGTTCCTGTGTAACCGCACTCCTTACCTCTATATTTCCACTGGCAAAGGTTCTGCATGACAAGCCGCCTTGGTGCTCTTGCGGTTGCAAGGTCAAGCGACGACACCATCTCAAACTCAACCAGATCTCGCGTTTCAGTGACTTTGCGGTCAATGTAGTAAACCTCTTTCGGCATCTGTGCTGCGTCATCCGTACTGGGGTTGCCATACGGGTTGATCCCGTTCTCCCAGTTGATGCCATCAAGAAAACGACTTAACGTCCGAATCCTCGTGACCTGCGCTCCATTCAGATCATTGCCTGGCGTTATTGCGTTTACGCCAAGCAGTATCTGCGTGATGTTGCTGTTGAGGTTGGCAATACGAATCGTGGGACGCGGCAAGCCGCTATCACCTTTGTACTCAAAACCTTCCGCCTCAATCGGTAACGGCAAATAGTAGTGGCCGTTCCAGTAAAGCGAAACGGCGCTAACAACATCGTCGGCATCAGTTGGCTCAGTTGTCTTACGGTTGCGCCCAGCGTGAAAATAGTACGTTTCATCCGTACCGTGCATCGTCGCAAACGTTCTCAGCTCAAACAGTTCGATAATTGCAAAAGGGCCGGAGTTGAGAAGCTCCTCGTAAACGTTGCCTTCACTCATGGCTCAATAACCTGCCGGAACGTTGCTGTAATCGTTGCTCTGTTCAAATACGGTATGGACTTCGACCAGTCTTGGCAAATCCATTTATAGGTCTCCGTTTCGTCTGGCGGTGACCAGTCAAAATGTTCCGCTCCACCGCGTGCTTCAAGGAAGGTTTCGATGGTGTCCGCATCAGTCTCTGACACCTCAAACTTTAGGCTCCAAGTCTTGAGATCGGTATTTAACCCGAAGCGCAGGCGCTGGCTGTAACCATCACCAAATTGGACGTTTCGCACAGTCGGTTGGCTGCGCTTGCTTGCCCCGTAAGTCGGGGTGATCGAAGGGAAAGTAGCCATCAGCGTGTAAGCAGACCACCAGGCCGCTTCTGTTTAATCAATTCTGCCTGCACTGCCTGCCCAATCAAGCGACCAAGTTGATCAGCATTGTTTCGGTTGCCCTGTACTTCCGTTCCAGATGCATCAACGTTTACTGTCACGTTAGTGCTGGCTCCCATTTGGTGGTTTGGAACAATAGTCCCGTTGTTTTTTGGTACGAACAACTCAGGACCGCGTTCACCAACCAAATACGGTTGGTTCATCAAGGCTCCTTTACCGCTAGCAGCAGTTCTCATGCCGCCAACCATAATTTTGTTGCCTAAACCAAAACCAGCACCTGTTTGAATATCTGGAGCTGGAGCGGATTTTGCAGGAATACCTGCAAATTGTCGAGCAAAACCGATTGCTATGTACGTAGCAATCATTTGTTTAGCTGCATCCATCAGCATTGATGCAATGCTACGGAGAAAATCAGCAAACGCTTGTTGTGCAGACTTCGTTCCTTCAACAACCGAAACCAAACTGTCTAATAATTCGTCCGTAACAGGTTTTGTGGCTGCCAAAGCGTCACTAAAACGAGCTTGAGCTAAAGCTGCTTCATCAACGGCAGGTTGATACTCTCTAAATAACGCTAAGTTCAACTCAAGTTGAGCACGTTGGTCCTCTAAGGCTTGTTTTCTTTCGGGGCTAAGTCCAGCAACGTTTAAAGCGTCTTGATTTTGAGCAAGTGAAAAATTCATCATTGCAACTTGCTCTCGAAAATTAGTCCCTTGATTTGCAGCTAGTTCACGGCTACCACCAAAGAACGGATCAAAAAGAAATTGTTGCCGTTCAAAAGGACTGGTTTCGCGAATTTTGCGCTGAGCATCCATCCGAGCCCGAACTTTTTCAAGATCAAGCGCTTGACGTACCTGCAAGCGCCCCAGATCGTATTCAGCGTGTCGTTGCGCTAGCAGCGTTTTTTCAAGTCTTGCGCGATCCTCTGCAAGCTTGACCAAAAATTCATTTTCAGCACGAAGACGAACCGTAATCTCACCTTCTTGCTTGCCTAGTAAATTCGTCTCAAGCTGATTAGCTAACCTTGCTTTTTCAAGGCTCAGTGTTTGATCGATCTTGTTAAATTCTTCTTGTCGAGCGGCAAACTGACCATTTGTTGCCTTGAGTCTATTCAGCTCAACACCATTTAAATTGCCAATAAGGCTAAGAAGGCGATTTTGAACTCCAAGCCTTTCGCGCAAAATAGCCCGTTGCGCCCTAGTAAGCGCATTTTTTTGCTTTTCTACAGCAAGATTTCTTTCGTTAATTAACAATATACGTTCTTGCTCTGCTTTTTGCAGTCTGGCGTTATCCAGTGTTCCAGATTCTATATTTGCGGTTACTGTTGCTATTTTTCCATCAAGTTCTTGAATTTTTATGCTTCCTTGCTCAATAGCAAAAGTATCACGTCGGGTCTTGAGCGAAATTGCCTCAACCCGTGTTTTTGACTCAGCAAGTTTTACTTGCCTGCCCATTGCATCAGCAATGGCTTGCTCTGCGTTGCCTGTAGCGTCAGGTCTGTCTGTTAAAGCTGGCGGCAAATCGCCCAATAAAGACATTTTGCCGGTTTTGGGCTTGCTTTTGCCTGGCCTCACTCCAGGAATAAGATTTACAAGCTCTGCAATTAAATCAATAAACAGCGCAAGCGGTCCCGCAACCATTGATCCAATTAACGTAAACAGTCTGCTAAAACCATTTGTCATTTTTTGCCAAGCTTTGCCAAAATCATCAAGCGCTTTGACTCCACCTTTGCCAACAGCTGCTTCTAACTCTTCAAAAGCAGCTTGAGCAGCAACGCCTTCAAGGCCAAGACCTTGCAAAACAGTGATATTTGCCTCAAGCTCAGTATTTACTGCGCCAATTTTTTGAACCAAAAGATCAATGTTATCAATCGGTTTCAATAGCGCCGTACCGACTGCTGCTATGCCTGCAACAAATTGATCAATCGTCTGGCCGATCGCCGTACCAACAATGCCTCCAGCAAAGCCAAACGCGCCACCAATCGCTCCTCCAATGCCACCACCAATACCACCGCCAATAGCAGCACCCGGCCCTTGACCAAACAACAGTGGAAAACCGCCACCAATCAAGGCGCTACTGATAATGCTCTGCCTTCGTTGCTTTTTGGCCTTTACAGTTGATACCTGAGTGCTTCTGCTAACACCTCTTAGAGATTTGCTGACGATATTAAAAATTGGCGGAAGAGTAGCTGCATCAGCAGCAGCTTTGCTTAGGTTTTCAGCAAAATCTTGGCTTGCTGTTGCCGCCTGAACAAACGCAACAGCAGTTTTTTGAGAGTCTGTCGTAAGTTGACGTGTTCCAGACGTTTGACCAGCAGCAGGTAACGCAGGTCGTTGCAAACCTGGCGGCACCATTGACATTCCAGCACTAAATGGCTTTTGTGCCCTTGCTGCTCGCTCTAACAACCCTGCATTTAATTCAAGCTGTTTTCCAAGAGCTGCATTAACGCGAACAAATTCATCCGTTCCAGCAACCGCCATGGATTGCATGAACGTCAGCTCTCTCAAGGCTTCTGACGAAGCAGCAAGAGTTTTTGGAAAAGCTGAGATCTCTTGCAGACGTTTATCTAAAGAGCCTGCGCCTTCAGCTTTGAAAAAGTCCTTGCTTGCTCTGGCAAAAGCTTGACCTTCTAGTCGAGATACTTTGAATTGGCCAGAAAGCGCTTGAAGAGCAAAAGTTGTTCGTTCGGTTTCAGATTTTGTTTCCTGAAGAGCGACCCTGAGTGCTTGAACTTGCTTTTTAGCCTCTCCCGTCGCAGCTCCAAAAGCTCCAATTCCGCTACGTGGGTTATTTGCTCCAAAAAACCTTTTAGTAACAGCAGCTGCTTCTTCTAACTGCGAAGTTAATTTGCCAAGATTTCTCTCTGCCTCAGACGTATTAAAGGTAATTTTTACCTTATTAAGCTTACCAATCGTCTTTTCGACTTGATCAATAAGCTGCTTGGTGCGCTTAAGCTCCTTTTCGCCCTTGACCCTTAGAGATAGCTCAATAGGGGCAACCACAGCGCCAAGCCACAGATATGTCCAATCTTAGCGCCTGCCCATTGACTGCGCCTTTGCACCCATTTTTGCTTGTTCCATCGCCTTCTCTTCTTCTTCGTTCTTGATCTCCAGAAAAGCTGCCCATCCGACCAGCTCTTCTTGCGTCAGCGTTTCAGTCAACTCACGGACGGTCTTTCCTAACTCCTTTGCAAGGAAGTAGATGAAAAACCAGTCCGTATTAGCTTTTCAGGTCTGCTTTCGCTTCCTCCACCTTGTTCTCCGCTCCAGAAGTCAGCATTGCCATCTGAATTTCCTGCAGGACAGAAGCGTCGATTGCGTTCTTCAAAACAGCCTTTTCGCCATCCTGAAACAGGCGCTTGCCATCAGCATCAAGAGCTTTTTCGATCATCATGCCCAGCGCAAAATCAGCAGCATCATCGCTGTCAGACTTTTTCTGAATTGACTCACGCTCAGCAATGGTCAAAGGGTGCCAATAAATGTCCAACACCACCTCGTCGCCTTCCTTCAGTTCGTACTTATAAAGCTGGCTGACTCCAAACTTATTGCGAAGAAGCTCCGATGCACGCATGGAAGTTGGGTTCCTTTTCATTACTATTCTATGCTACAGCACTAAACTGACAAGATACGAGTCCGATAAAATGCGCTCGGTCTTCGATTTCCAACGGTGTAGGACCAGAAATGTCAAGCGATCGTGGGCTGCAATTAAAAGTATCCGTGTAATCAGAAGCATTAACGGAAGTCAAGCCATCAATCACGGCTTCACCAATAGCTGCAAGCGCTGAGGTGCCAGCGTTTTTGGGCACATAGATGTTGCACTGAACGACACCAACGTAAAAATCTGATGACGCGCCATGTGTCTGGATCGTGCTCTGGCTATACGACACAGACATCAAGACATACTTTTTGGTTTTGCCCGGAGTCGTAAACCGAACGTTGTCGTACACCATTTGCACCGTTGCATCAGCAGCTGCAACAGCGTCAGTGACTGCTTTTTCAAACGCAGCACGAGGGGCAACAAGTGTCATACGATTCTCCGGTAACGGGCTCCAGTGCTAGAACCGCGAGCAGATGCCTTAAGGCTAAGGCCATCCGATGGCTTGAAAACAGTTTTAGCCAGCTTTTGGATTCCAGCAATATACGAAACGATTTGGCTAGGGCGCTCCAGTGCATACCGTGCATATTTTGCAGTATTGCCGATATAGACCTGATCTTTGATCGTGACCCGAGGAATGTCAAAACGAGGGTCAATGACTGGCGGAAAGCTTGGAAACCGACTACGTTTTTCACGCTTGATCTGCGCCCAAGGCTCAAAATTTTTAATCTCATCCCTTGGAGCGGGAGGTCCACTCAATGAAACCTGCCAGCTAGATGCAAAAAACCCGGTGTAAACCGGACTTACCTCAGGCAACTCTGTTGCGATTAGACGAATTAACGAATTAAATGCCTCGTCTAAACCTGCTCTAGCCTCGCGTTCAAATTCTTCAGCAGCTCGTCCCATCAGAACTTCACCAACACGATGAACATGTACTCTTGATCACCCTTGTACGTGCGAATATCAGTAATCTGTGCCTCGCGATTAGATCCGGCATATTTCAACGTAATTGTGTCCTCAAACGTTGGCTGACTGTCACCAATCAAATCAGGAGTGATGTAAAGCCGGGCTTCACGCTCTTCACGGCCTTCTTCCTCTTGCGAATGAACAAACTCGATTGGAACGTCAAAAGAGTACGCCGTATCAGTTGTGGTTAGCGCTCCGGTGCTGGTGTTGTAGGTCGGAGATGCCTTGCGGGTGTATGTGATTGTGTGATCAAAAGACTTTCCGAGGTCGGCAACAACCGACTTAGCAACGCTTTTGAACAGACTGTCGAGTGCGCCTGCCATCTCAACCCCTCACCATACGGACCTGATAGCTCCCACTACCGCCAAGGCAGTAAGCACCAAGGTAAGACTGCAACCAAGGATAAACATCAAACACGTTATTAACTGTTCCCGTAGCTTGGCTTGAAGTGTTGTACTCGACCTCCATTTCACCGAGCTTGACGGACTTGTATAGGCCCGTGTCGCCTGTCGTCCCAGTGATCGAGTCCGTATCGTTCGCCAACGCATTGGCCAGCTCATACGTTGCATATTTGATGTCGTTAGGGATTGCGGAGCAGGCAAGCTCAACACGATCCACGTGATAGTTGTTGCGTGGCCAACTCAGTGCTTGGCTCTGATCGCAACGATCACCGTAAAAATTCAACGTGTCGATCCAGCGCGTAGCTGAGATCAATGCACGATTTTTGTTGTCGTCAGACTTGTTGTCCCACTGAGTACTGCTTGGGACGGTTTCAAAGTACGCATTGGCTTCTGCCAACGTCACGTAGCTGTTGGCTGTCTCACTCTGGAGCGTGGCGTTGATCGTGGCAGCCATGTCAGCAAAAAGGGAAGGCCCCACCTAATGGTAGGGCCATTTGTCTCGTCAGGATCAGGACTTGAGGCCGTTATCCAGAGGAGTGTTGACGAAGATCTCAACCATGGGGATGAGGTCGATGTCATAGGTAGCAGCCCAGTTGCTGCCGGTACGCAGGTTTGCGTTGGTGGGGTTGTCGGAAGCGG